GAAAGACAATTTAAAAGAGAAATATGATGAAATAGTTCTCCATCATTGCCAGTAATAACAAGTTTGTTGTCTTGATACTCTTGCATAGCATCTTGTAATGTCATTTCCTGTATCATATTTACATCCTCCTATTTTAATTTTTTTATAAAGTTCCAAAGCCCTTAGTGCAGTCGCCCTTTGTTACATATCCAATATTGGTAAGCATTTCTACTTTCATCAATGGCAACCTTTAGCTTCTTTAAAAAATTGCTTATTGCTTTACCTCCTCTATATATTTATTTCAGATGCGTCACAGCCTAAATAGACTGCTATGTCTTTTTTTCTAAATCTTATTTGCCCACCAATCTTTACAAAATTTATTTTTTTATACCGTGTAAGTCTGTAAATTGTTGTTTCACTAACTTTCAAATAATTAGCCAGTTCTTTAACAGTGAACATCCCCATCCCTCCTCCATAGTTATTTCCACAATTCCTCAGCGATTAATTGATTTGGTGTAACCTTTAAAGCTTTACATAGTTTGCAAATAACATCTAAACTTGGATTGATATACTTGCCTGATTCCAACTCTGTAATATATCCTCTTGCTACACCGCTTTTGTAGCTTAATTTACTTATGCTTAAATTTTTTAATTGCCTGAACTCTTTTGTTTTTAATACTGCCATTCGGGAATTCCTCCTAAGATTTATTCCCTCCATCTCCCTGTATTCAAATTGATAACTTGGGTAAAATAATTAAGCAGATGTTTCAGTATTCACCTTGAAGTCCAATTGTTTAAAAAAAATTTCATCTATTGTTAAACCAAATAAATCAGAAAGCTTCTTTGCCTCAGACATAGTAAAATCAACTTTGCCATTTTCTTTATTACAATATGAATGTAAGCTAATACCTAAACATTGTGCTGTCTCTGTCTGAGTAATACCTTTTGCCTCCCTAAGAACCTTTAAGTTTTTGCTCATCATTTTTTATCACCTCCTTTTTAAGTCCCCACATTGAATACCTGTTTAATATTATTATAGTATTCACTTTGTAGTCTGTCAACAATAATTTGTGCATTTTTTAAAATAATATTCATTTTGTTGTCATAGATTTAAAAAAGTCAACATAATGTATATACTATAAATAAAGGAGGCTTATAAATGTTTAGTAAAAGATTTAAAGAATTAAGATTAAAGAAAGGTTTAAATCAACCTGAATTAGCTAAATTATTAAATGTAGCAAAGCAAACCGTTTCCAATTGGGAAAACGGTAATCGGACACCAGATTCTAATATGTTATTAAAATTAGCGGATTTTTTTGATGTCAGCGTTGATTACCTCCTTGGAAGAACAGATGATCCAAATAGCAAAGTATATGAAACGGAAATAGATGGACATAAATATGAAATTGAGGTAGATAAAGCTTACCCATATGACCTGACTCCCGATGAAGTACAGGAACTTATAACACAATTAGAAAAAGTAGGATTTGATGTAAATAAGCTGATTGAAAAAGTTAAGAATGATAATAATAATGAATGATAATAGACTAGTAAGGATTGAGTTAATCTTTATTAGTCTATTATTTTGTCTATTTGTATAACTTTTGTCGCAAACGCTTATATTATGTAAAACAATTCTGTATACAGACAGTTACATTAATATTTTCTGAATACTATAATAAATTCAAACAATATGTAAAATTAATTGCAATTAATTGAAAAATGATATATACTAGTTTTAGAACATATGTTCGCATCCGCCAAGAAAGGATGATGTATGGGATGGAAATAGAAATATGGGGTTCATTGAGTAGTATTAAGTGCATTAAAAAAGATGGACAAACTATTTTTAAAAACTGTACTGTACACAGTCAAGAGAATGGCATTAGTTTGAAAAATCCTGTTCTTATAAGGGTAAAATTAGAGCAGGAAGAGGTGAATAAGAAATGACAGGCTATACCCAAAAGCACGGCAAAGGATGGAGATATAGGATTGAGTTTGACCCTAACCCTAATGGCAAAAGAAAAACCATTTCTAAGAGCGGATTCAAAAAAGAAAGTGAAGCAAAGAAAGCTCTTATAAAAAAGTTAAACGAGATAAACGATGGAAAATATATTGAAGATAATGGATTAACGGTTGAAGAATACTTGAAAGAATGGCTAGAATCTTATAAAAATAATATTGCATTGAGTACATATAAGAGATATGAGGAGTTTTGTAACTCTATAAGTAAAGGCCTTGAAGAGCAAGAACTGCAAAAGTTAACTCCGGTTGCAATTCAAAAGTTTTATTCTTCATTATCACCTGGTTTAAGTAATTCTACAATATTAAGGCTGCATAGCTGTTTTAATTTAGCTTTAAAGCAAGCAGTAGCTTGGAATATGCTTAGCAGCAATCCATGCCAATTCGTGAAGCCACCAAGGCCTGAAAAAAAGGAAATGAAAGTATGGGATGAAGAAACAGTCCAAGATTTCCTAGCGGAATCTCGTGGTGAGAACATATATATTGCAATAGCCTTGGCACTTGGCACTGGCATGCGGGAAGGTGAAATATGTGCTTTAATGTGGGATGATGTGAATTTAAAAAAAGGTGAGATATATGTTCGAAGGTCTGTAAAAAAGATAGATGGCAAATATATTTTTAAAGAACCTAAAACAAAAGCATCCAGCCGAAGAATACTTATAGCTAATGATTTAAAAGACATTTTGACATTTCATAAAAAAAAGCAAGATAGGCTGAAAGAAGAAAACGAACAATATAAGAATAAAGATTACGTATGTGCATGGGATGATGACGGAAGAATGTTTGACCCTGCCTATATATCAGCTGTATTTCCAAGAATTGTAAGAAAATATAATGAGAAATATAAATATGACAAATATCCAATTATACGCTTCCATGACTTGCGTCATACTCATGCAACTTTATTACTTTTGCATGATGTCCCAGCAAAAGTAGTTAGTGAAAGATTAGGTCATTCCAACATATCTATTACTTTAGATACTTATTCTCACGTACTCCCTAGTATGCAACAGGACGCTGCTGAAAAACTTAATGGATTGTTTACTAAAGCTCTTTAATAAAGAGCTTTTTTAATGCTTAATTACACCCGTTTACACCCAAAAATATTTTCACACCCATTTTCACACCCAAAGGACAAGCTATATGACTTTTAGTAAAATAAAAAGATGCTTCAATCCCTTGAAGCATCTTACTTTCATATTGGCGGGAGCATGTGGGAATCGAACCCACCTAACGTGGTATTAGTTCGCTTTTAAACCTTATCAGCAATGGACAAGCATAGTCAAAAGATAGTATTTTCAGCGGTTTTAAACCATGCTTGTCTACATTTTTAATCAATAGTTATCATGCTAAATCAATTTTTTACACCCATTTTTACACCCAATTTAGATTTTAGTTTCTTTTAAAAAAATGTATACTCTTACAAGATTTATGATAAAATAACATAAGGAGGGATTGCAATGAAATTTATAATTTTTTATGAAATAAATCATGGAGAATATCAATTAAGCATGGAAATTCAGGCAGATAAATTTGAAAAAATAGATAAAAGAACTATAAAAGTAAATGGCGCATTAATAGAGCTTGAAGATGCCATTATTGTTGATATTAAAAAAATATAGTGATTAGCCCTCAAGGATTTCCCATGGAGGGCTATTTTATTTTGCTCTTATTCTACTGGCTTTTTAAAAAAACTTTAACATAGCTTTAAAAGTGGCAGGAAGCATACTAAATTAGATACTAAAAAAGGTACTAAATGCATTTAGTACCTGAACCACTCTTAAAGCATTGAGTTTACTGTATTTATCTAAGGCAAAATTCTTGTGATACTTATAGTATTATATAGTGAACTCCGTTTATTTCTTCTTTTCTTTTACCTTTACATACTACACAAAATTCGAATTCCACTCCCGTCCTCTTCAATGCTGCCATTACACCATTTATTTTTTCCTTGCTTGTTCTATTATATATATCTATTTCTACTATTATTATTTTGTCCGTTTTTAATATTATTATGCAGTCTACAATAAATTTTTTAATTTTATATTCTCTCTGAATAAACTTAATATTATCTTTATATTTTATTATAAAGTCATTTAGGATTAATGAATGGTATGATGGCATTTTCTTAGTGTAATAAACTTTTTTACCCAGCACTGGATGAACTGCTGCTTTAAGAAATTTATTGTCTGAAAGTTTCTTAAGCCTAATACTGCAAGTTGTATAATTTGTAAAGAATAATTTATTTATTTGTTCTATAGTTGCACCCTTATTATCGGTTATCCAGTTTATTATTTCAGTATCTCTATCCGTTAAGTGCATTTAATATATCCATAATATCTTGCTTCACAGGCACAACTGGAGCAATATCTTTTGATTTTTCTACTATTTTATCTTTAATGTTGGTCATAACTAAATTATGGTTCATGGTATAACTGTACCCTTGTTGCTCTCCTAATGTTCTACAAATTAATTCTCTTTCTTGTAATTTAGTAGCATTGCCATTACCCAAAATAACTTGTGCTGCTGGTTCATCTGCTATTTTTAAACTTATCCTGGTGCACAACTGGGCTTTGATGTCTGAAGGTATACTATCAGAAGTAGGTTTTTGAAGTGCAGTAATGAGAAATACTCCTGATGATCTGCCTACATTTACTATGGTTTTGATGTGTTTTAAGCACTCTGCTTTTAACTTCTTTTCCGCTTTAGTATCTCCACGTGAAATATTAAGAAACGAAAATTCCTCTATAACAACATAAATATATTTAAGCTTACATTGAGCTTTTTTATTATAATCTTCTACACTATAATATCCTTTAGTATTATCTATTAGATTTTCTCTTTTTTTGCATTCCATATCTATATATTCCAGGCTCTCCAAAACTTCATCTAATGTTTTGCTATTTGTTTTTACCTGTATACAATTTGTAAATACTCCTAAATCATTTTTTCTTACTTGCAGCAAATGTATTTCTACATTAGAGCAATACTTTATTAGATTAGTTAGAATTAATAATAAAATCCTACTTTTACCCGTCCCTGTATCCCCTCCAATAAGCATATGTGGAAACTTATTCATGTCTATTATTATTGGACCGGTTAACCCTCCAGCGATAAGTAATTTATTTGGAGGTAACTTTATAGGTTCATATTCCTTAAAATTAAATTCTTTTATACAATACATATCTACTATATTATTTTCTGTTTTAAGTTGTATAGCTTTGTACCCCAAACCTTCTTTAAATACATCTAAATCCTTCTGCAATTGCTCAAATGTATAGCCATAAGGCAGCTCTATTTGTATTATGTGACCATAGCCTGTGCGTTGTATGGACCATATTTTTAATGTTTTATCTAATTTATTTGTAAATTCATTTTTACTATAAGTTATTTGTTTCCACTTTCTTCTTATGTTTATTTTATCCCAATTGTTATAAGTATAAGCAATACAACCTAGGATTAGGGTTTCCACAATCATTTTTTCACCTTCTTATTGGGTGAAACTGTTTCTGCTATAAATAATATAGCTGTTAAAAAAACAAATTGTTTAATAGGATCCGTAAAAAGGCTTTGTATAGATTTTATAAATAACTTATCTAACACAAATAGGTCCATTATTTTCTTCTCCTTTTTCTAAGTGCTTAATATAAAGCTCTATTGCTTTTTTAACGAATTCTGATTTTTCCTCCTGAATCATAACTGCATTATATAATTTCGTATCTCTCGTAGTTTTTTTAAAACTTACATCAACTTTCATTAAATCCACCCCATTAATTCTTAATCTTTACTACTAATATATTCGTTGCTTATAATGATATTGCCTGTCCACTAGAATATATCTATTAATTAGCAGATATATTATTTAAAAAAATATGGCACTTATTTATCTAAGTACCATATTTCCTCTATTTTCATATTCAATTTTTCAGCTATAATAAGTGCAGTTTCTAATGTTACTTGTTTATTATTGTTTTCAATTCTATTGTAATCTTTATTATTTATATTTAAAAGCTCAGCAAAGTCCTTTTGAAATTTATAGCCCATTTTTAATCGTATTTCTAAAAGCCTATTTTTTACCCCATGAACTCACCCCTCCACTTTTGTATATGTAAATATTCTCCACATTTTATTATTTACCTTTTTTATTTTTAATTTTTTCTAAGAAATTTTAAAAGATTAATAAAAAGCAGGGCAAAAACTTTTAAAAATGTCCTTAAAAATATCTGAATTATGCTAACCATGCTTTAAATGCTCCTACAGGCTCACCATGCGTTTTTACCCCATTTTAGATAAATATCCTTTCGCATAGGAAAATGAAGAACATTTTTGAGCGGTAAGTATAAAATATGCAAGATTAAAACAATACAGTTTCAAAAAATAAAAAAAGACCTGGAGAAAAAACTCCAGGTTAAGCATCATGAGCTATATCTTTAGTATTTTCTTTTAAATTGTTTATGCTACTAAGTAAATCATGTATAAAATTAGAACCTCTGCTAATTAATAATCCAGAAAGAATTATGCCTATATATGGTATCGAAAGAGGCTGTCCAACAATTCCAAACAAATCTATATTTGCTCCAAAACATAAAAGTTCACTGACTATCAATGAACCAATTCTATCAATTGATATTTTTCCATTAGGATAAAACATTTTGCAAGTTTCCCAAACTGCCTCACAGATTATTGCTATTGTTAAAACTCCTAAAATATTCATTTACTTTACCTCCACTTTCTTTTTATTTCCAAAATAAAAATCATTCTCATTTTGACTTGTCATAATATGGCCATTAAAAGTTGTAACAAAGTTTGTTGGTGTAAGCATAAAACCTTCAAACCCATAAGGGCCTGTTTCCCTATTCCAGCTATACTTTTTTCCATTAACTTCAAATAATTGTTCAACTTTTTGATTTTCTTTTGGATCTTGCCACTGCAAACCAAAATATTCAACTATAGCTCTGGATATACCTTTAGCATAATCTTCTTGAAATTCTTTTGATGTAACTTTTGGAGTATCTGATATAAAGTCTCCTTCTGTTATAATTGATGTCATTTTGGTGTTTCTTATCATAAAAAAATAGTCATTATTTCTGTGACTATTCCATTTTTGTATTACACCACGATTATTAATGCCTGTATATTCTGCAATATAATTTGTTGCAAGTGTAGCCAATTTATAGCCAACATTCCCCGGCTTAGCAAATACAGAAGCATAAGCTTCTACTCCTGTAACACCGAGTAAATACATATTAATGTGTATAGATACACATATATCTGCATTTGATTTATTAACTAATGAAGTACGCGGCTCTGGATCTAAAGTTACATCATTAGTTCTTGTGTACAGCACTGTTATAGGATAAGGCTTTAAAAATTCTTCTACTTTTAAGCCTACAGCTAAGTTTATATTTTTTTCATATATATTTCCATTAACTGACCCCGGATCTGTCCCTCCATGCCCTGGATCTAAAACAACTTTAGGCACATTTATCACTCCCTTTCAATATTTTCAAGCCTATCTATCCTTTTATGTGCTTGTTTACTACTTTCCTCAACTTTTGTTACTCTTTCAGCGAGTGCATAGTGCCTTGTCTCCGCTGATTCCTGCTTTCTTTTCAAATCGTCAATGCCAGCTTTAATATATCCTATGTCACTCATCAGGGCACCGCTGCTTTTGCCACTTTCAGTACTCTCTTTTTGAAGTCCCTTTCTGTAGCCAATATAACCAAATATAATGCTGCATATCGTTCCAACAACTCCAACATAAGCTATAAGGTTTTTATCCATTTTACACCTCCTATTTTGCCTCTGTTGGTACATTTATGTTCCCACTTTAAACGCCCATAGAGCGTTTAAAATTAATGCTTTAGGCCTATTACATATCCTGAAAAGGCAAAGAAAAAAGACCATTCACTTATGGTCCCTTGCTTTGCCATTAGATTGCTTTTTCTATTTGTACATAGTTCATATTTTACCTCCTATTCATACCATTTACCAAAGAACTTAATAGATGAATTTTTACTATCTTTAAATATAATTAAAGGACTTTCAAAATCACTATAATCACAGATAGATGATAATTCACCACTTGAATATGTGTAATAAATTTTAAATTCAGTATCTCCATAAGATTTTTTAAATATATATAAAGGGTTATTTACAACAGAATAATCAGTAAAACTTACAAAAACATCACCATTGTTATTTGTAATAATAGATGGGTTCTCAGTTCTGTCATTAGCATTATAAATAAGTAACTCCTTACTCCACGTAACACCACCATCAACTGAATAAATATATCTTACTCTATTTTCATTTAAGACATTATCTACTCCATGCCATACTATGTGAATTATTCCATCTTTATCTACACATGCTGATGGTGAGAATTGTTCTCCATATCCATTATATATACTTTTTACAGACCAAGTACTATTCATTTTGCTAAAAAAATATATAATAAAAAAACACTTACAAATTATTACAGGCATATCATTATTTATAATAATGGCTGGATCTATATAATTAAAATAGTCGTCACCGTTTGTACTTACTTGTTCCACATTTCCCCAAGTAACGCTGCCATCTGCATTTATAGTTCCCTTGCAATATCTAATATTAAAACCGTTTGGGTAAGTTGAGTTTTTACTACTCCAACAAGCGTGGAGTTCTGTCCCTGCTGAATTAATTGCAAGGGAACAATTATCTATAGCTGTTTGTAAATCTAAAACAATTTTTGGAGATACTATAACTCCATTGGAATTATAAGTAATGAATTCTTGTGTATCATTATCTATGCCAAATAACACACCTATATTATTCCCCATTGCAACTAAAGATAAGCTATTAAAATTAGTTTTATAACCAGTATCTGTTACAAATAAATCCCATGTGTTTCCATTATCAGTACTTTTGTATAATCTATAACCTCTATTTGGAATATCTATTATACCTGCAACCAATAATCCATTATTTAATTTAATTAATTTTCTACCACCATTACCACTTATATCATAATCACTATTTACAACTGTTACAGGAGTAGTCCTGTCAATTAAAGTTTTGCTATCCTTTTTTTTGATGGCTGCCATAAGTAATCTAAATGCTGTATTCAAAATATCACCTCATTATCCATTATATTGCAAGCTTATTGCCTATTAAAAATCCATGCCATCTGTTACCGCCATCTTTTGTTACAAAAACAAGAATATTTGTTTTGCTGACTGTAGATATATCCGGAATTGTATCATTCCCCCACTTCACACTTACAGGCCATGTTACTGTTTGAGCTGTGGCACCTTGGTTAACATATAATGTAAATGCAAATACATTTCCAGCAGCAGGAGGATTAATAAAATTAAATGTTGTACTGCCAGTAAGTGTTACATTAAAACTGTTTGCTCCCGATAAATCCAAGTTTACTGTCCCAGTAGCACTTGCTATAGTTATAAGTTTTTCATGTGCTGTAGTAAGATTATTTTTGTGTATATCGTCATCATCTTTTAATATTTTCCCTTGAGCTGCCGACAATGCTTCTACTGTACTTGTACTTGTTAAAGTATTATTTACAATTGCATCTTTCCCGGGGTCTCCTTTGTCCCCTTTTACTCCTTGTATACCTTGAATTCCCTGCTCTCCTTTATCACCTTTAGGACCTTTGAGAGATAATAAGTAATTATTAATAGTGCCAGTGTTACCTGCCTTGAGCCAAACTTGATATGCACTATCGCCAGTGTCTCCCTTATCACCTTTTACTCCTTGGATTCCTTGAATACCTTGATCACCCTTATCACCTTTTACTCCTTGTATACCTTGGTCGCCTTTGTCTCCCTTATCTCCCTTATCTCCTTTATCTCCTTTTACCGCTTCTAGGGTTTTTACATAATCAATTAAATCATTTGCGGTTACTATTCCAGGACAGGCTATTGTATTTGTCGACAATACACATTTTCAATATACTTTATATTATTCTTTTCTTTTATGTTTAATGAAATATTAAATTCTTTTAATTTCAAAAATATCACTCCTATCCGTATAATCCATAGGCTTTGAAATCATTTTATATCACCTTCCCCATTATTACACCATCAAGCATAATTACTCTATCATTCGCAGTAGGAACATATGAAGATAAATAAGGATAAGCTTTGCCGCTTACAATATCTTCACCATCAAATTTAATTTTAGGTCGACCTCCTGAATAATTTGAATCCACTTGTCCATATTTAATTAGATTTATTTTTGGTTTATTGCTCATAACTTCTATAAATTTATCTGCATCTATCATATCTGAATTACCCTCCTAACCTTGTGTTTCATATGTGCTCCTATTTCAAATTTTATATTCCAACTTGTTTCAATATAATTGCCACAAATATCAAGTGGTCTATATATTAATTCAAGGGCGTCCATATAACTATGAAATGGCATTATTGCGGTTTCAAACGTAACATCACCATAAACTTGGCTTGCTTCATATGCTATTCTTTTTGTATAACTATCAAGGCTTGTTTGATCTGCAATATTATTAATTTCTCTATAATCCACGATCCAGCGTCCTCTATTTTGATAAGAAGTTAAAGAAAATGGGTTTTCGTTTTTATAAGTAGAAACCAAAGGTTCTTTTTCTGCATTAGATTGTACAACAACCCATTTGTTGGGTACATTGAAAAGATCTATTTTTTCTTCAGCTCCGGGAAAAATAATTGATTGTTCATCATCTTTATAATTGTATTCAATAGTTCTTTCATTCGGAAGTCTATATTTAGCTGCTGTATAAAAACCATATTCATCTACCCATAAGCTTGTATAATTAATCTCCTGTAGTAGTTCATTTATAATTGCTAATTTACAAGTTCCGGGCTCCCATTCCTTAGATATTGGTAAAGCCTTGTCTGTTTGTTCTATATTGTATTTTGTTATACTTGCCCCAATTAATAAATTAATAATAGCAGTTATATAATTAGTCCCTATTTGTATAGTATATCTTGTATCAATCTTATCATCTTCCAGTATAACAAGCCCATCATAGCATTCTACTTCACAATATTTATTACCATTCTTTTCTTTGTTTGTAGGACTGTTTAAAAGAAAAATCCCTTGTGACCATTCAACCCAATCGCTACCAATTTTAAACATTATAAAAGGCTGAATACGATCATTCAGCCAATCAATATCTATATCATCTTTTAATTTAATATCTGCAGTCCTTTTGATATTTGCAAGTGAATTCATATCGACTTCGCAGTCTGTAATGGTTTGTAATGTTTTCTTTTTCCTTTCAAATTTATCAAGAAGATCATATTTAAAATCAATTATCCTTGGGGTGCATTTTCCATGTAGAGCGGCCATAATTTGTTCTTTAGAATACCCTTTTTGCTCTATTTTTTGCATTTATTAAGCCTCCTCCTAATAAAATGTTTTAACAAAATTAAATTCTACATCCCACCACCCTATTTGAGTTTCTTTAATTTGTAATCCTTCAGGGACTATCCCAAAAACACACTGCTTTTTATTATCCCTATATAAAAGCGTTTTCATGCTATCTATAATATTTTGCAATTTATTTAATTCTTTTTCATCTTTAATTGTAAAAGATAACTTTATATTTTTAGAGTAATTTTGTTTAAATTCAGGAACAGGATCCTTTCTCCCTGAAAACTCCAAAAGAATCCCTTTATACCCTTGCGTTCTTTGACGTTCTGGGTTATATGCAAGTTTAACCCAATTGTCATAATCCCCAACTATTGCAATTTGAGAATTTCTAATTTTTACTTTGGAGTTTATAATATCTGAATCTTTATATCCATTTTCCCCTATTGCTCTAACAAAATACTCATAAAATGTATCATGCATAGGGGTATAATCAACAAAGCTATTTGTAATATTAGTTGCTATTCTTAACCAATTAGCAGCTCCTTTTTCTCTTCTATATACCTCATTATATACTGCTTGTTCTTCATTTTCCTGTGGATTAGGATTATTAATATCTAATTTTATACTCCCTCTAATTGTATCTATATATGTTGTTACTATAGGTTTTGGCGGCATTTTAAAAATGATAGTAATATCTTTTTCTCCATATAAACTCCAAATACCATATTCATTTCTTATTTTAACTTTAACTTTATATATTGTATTATTTGTAAGTCTTGTCTTAACATTATAATTATTTATATCCCCATTAACATTTCCACTGTCTTCAATTAATTCAATATTCTTGTATATCTCTACCTCATAACCATATTGACCTTCTATTGTGTCCCACATCACTTTTGGAGTTGATGTACTTGCTCCTGAAACTGTTACAATAGGTGTTTCAGGTCTTTCTCCTATCTGAATAAACAGTGGAGTTGAAAAATCACTATATATGCCGTCATTGTCCTTGATTCTTAATTTTATATATAAGTTCCCTTGTTGAATATTATTTAGGTTAAAATTGTAAAATTTATTTGTACTATTTTGTTTTATACTATTCCACGTGTAATTGTCTTGGCTATATTGCAGCTCAAAGCCTGCCTGTCCTGCACTTTCCCATTCAATTTTTACAGTTAAATTATCGGCTTTATTTATTACATCACCACTTTTAGGATCCATTATTACAGGTTGCTGTAGTCTATTCATAGAATAAGTTACTGTAGCATAATTGGGGGAAACATTTTCATTACTATTTAATATAACACAGGCATCATCAAAAATATAATACGGATAAACATTAGGATCCTTATTATATCTTGTATCATTGATAAACTTATTGTTTATTTCATTATTTATTACAAATACAAATCCATATTTTCTTTTATCCCAATATTCTGTTAAGTCAACATTTAAATTGCCATTGCTATTAGAAAGTGTTAGAAAATCTTTTTTTAGTAGTTCAAGTTTTGGGGCATTATCAAATGTGAGTGTATATTCATCCCACGGGCTTAAAGCTGTATATAAATCAATATTAAGCGATTTATCATATAACACCGAATCCCTATTTGAAGGATTTTGCTTCCATAAATATATACGCGTTGTCTGATATAAATTTAAAATTACATTTGTTATTTGGGCATCTAAAGGTATTTTTTCAAACGGATTAAAATCAACAAAAAACTTTTGATAGTTTAAATCAGTATAATATATCATATAAATTTGAGTAGATCGTCCGTTTGCGCCTTTACCGACTATGCTATAAACATAAGTATCCATTATTTTATCTATTCTTACTGTATTCATTTTATCCCCTCGCTCTCGCTGTTTGTGGCAATTTTTCAAAGAGCTCTAATAAATCAGCTATGCTTCTTATATTCATGCTCCCCATATCTAAATTTACATAAAAAGTATTTTCTCCACCACTGCCTAAATCAGCATTACTAGCATTAGGATTGTATGGGTTCTCATCTTCTCGTTGCACCCTCTCACCTTTGTGCAGCTCTGCCCGATACCCATCAAACGGAACATAATCTAAACCGCTCTTATGACTACCATGAACTGCATAGTTAGGCATTTTGTTTGTTTGATTTTGTATCTCTTGCGTATATTTTTGAGTTGTCCCTGTAGCAGAATTAAATACTTTTTCAACATCAGACGCTTTATTTGTTAATGCAGCAATTAAACCAAGCACAACGGCAAGTGCTGCAGCAACTGCCATTATTATACCTACCCACTTTAAGGCGGTTGCATCCATACCAGCCGTTAGAAGCTTCAATCCTTTTATTGTTTCAGCCGTTGCTAATATCGTTTTTGCAACTGTTCCAATAACCAAAGCCACCATTCCTAAAACTGCAATTGTAGCAATTACACCAGGAGGAATTTTTGCAACTAATTCTAAAAAACTTGAAATTAGATTTAAAATTGGGCTTAATGCTCCCCCAGTATCTATAAGTGAATTTTTTATTTTATTTAATGCTTTATCGAATCTTTCACCAGGTGTTTGTAAATCTTTTAATGCTTTTTCAGCTGCACCGCTGCTGTTTTTTATTTTATCAATATCCTCTGCAAACATCTTAGCCCCACTCCCAGTTAAAATAAACATACTATTTAACCCTTCAACTCTTCCAAATAATTTTGCCATGCTCTCACTATTTCCTCTTGTTTTGTTTTGCACATCTTCTAAAAAACCTGAAAGCCCCTTACTTTGTAATGCGGTTAAGTTGAATTGTAATCCTAATCTCTTTGCTTCTTCTGCTGCTTCTCCAGTTGGTTTAATTACTGCACTTATAATTCCCTTTAAACCAGTTACCGCTTCACTTGTTTGAATACCATTTGTTGTTAAGGTTGCTATGGCTGCCAACAATTCTTCAATAGGAATTTTTGCTGTAGCGGCTAATCCTGCTATTTTTCCAAAGCTATCCCCAAGGTCACCTACTGTCAATTTCCCTAATTTTTGTGTTATTATTAGTTGATCTGTTATCTTCGTAGCATCATCTACACTTATTTTATATGAATTTATTATTGTGGTGAGTATATCAACCGCTGTTGTGGTGTCTGTAAAACCAGTTTTGGCAAGTAATGCAGCACTATTTAAAACCTTTAAACTATCTGCAGTATCAATATTTGAAGAAATTATATTATATAAACCCTCTGCCATATCTGTAGCGGCTAAATTCATATCACCACTTATTTTTAAAGTACCTTCCCTTAGATCTTCAAAACTTATTTCTGTAGTATCTGCAATAGTTCTTGCCTTTGCCATTTCTTTATCAAAATCAGAGCTCATTTTAGTAGCCGCAACACCAATTCCAGTTAAAACCATTCCAACTTTTTGCATTGTGCCTGCTAATTTGTTTAAATCAACTCCTGCTTGTTTGGATTTTTCCGCATAATCAGAAATAGCATTCGCTGCTTTACCTAATTTTGTGTTTTGCTGGTTAACTTCTTTATTCACATCTTCTAATTCTTTTTGTACCTTTAGCAATTGTGTTTCAGCATTTTTAAGCTCAATAGTTTTTTCTGCTATTGCTTTTTCATTTTTCTTTTCAGCATTTGAAAGTTTTTCTAATTCTTTTTTTAATTCGCTTATTTTATCTGCCTGCAGTTTTGCTTTATTAGCAAGCATTTCCTGCTTTATTCCTAATTTATCCAAACTATTACCAGTTTGATTAGCCTGTTCCATTTGCTTTTTAAATTCAGCATTAAGAAGTGCCATCTGCTTATTTACTTGTGGTACCCCTTTTTTTACTTCGTCATAATTAAAATCAAGGTATATAGATTTCTTATATCCTTTAAATCCCGCCATACGCTTACCTCACTTTATACAAATCCCTCTATATCTCTCATACTTGTTACTTCATTTACTCGTTCCTTCTGCTCCCCGGCATATTTAATCTTATAATGTAAATCAATTAATCTAACTACTTTGCCTATACTGCTTTTTAAAAATTCCCCTTCAGGTCTGTTCATTTCAATACAATACAAATAATATAAATTATCCCAATCTATTTCTGTTTCTGTGATAGTTTCAGCAGCTCTGTCTGTACCTTTTTTTTTACTTCATCATTGTCTATTCCTTCAAAGCTTTCAAGTGTACATTCGAGTATAGTCTCTATAAGTGGTAATCCCCCACCTATTACAATACTTTTTACTTCTTCATATTTCACATCATTATCAAGTATTTTCATGCCACAATACAAAATT